GGACTTGCCCAAATTCCTGGGGAGCCGCGGAATCGAGCGCGTGCGGATCCTGCTTGCAGTCCTGGGCGCCGATGAGAAGAAGCTTGAGGCGCTGCGCGTCAAGGAAAAGGGAATGCGCGATGACCGGCAGAAGCTGTACGGCCGCAAGCAAGCGGCACAGGCCCACGCTGAGCGCATGCCCGCCTTCCCCGACGTAGAAGAGGAGCCCGACGACGCGGCGCCGTTGCGCGCCATCGAGGCCGCACGGGAGCAGGCCAAGCTGCGCGAGAGCCGCCTTAATCACGTTGCGCACTTGCAGGGGCGTATCACCGAATGGGAGGCCGAAATCACAAAGCTCCAGGAGCTGATTGCGACCTCTCGCGATGCGATCAAACAGCATGAAGCGGACATCCCAGCCGAACAGGACACGGCAGAACTTGAACAGGAAGTTGCACGCGTTGCCGGGCTCCGGTCTAAGTGGGAGGCAAACCAGGCCAAAGAAGCCGCGCATGAGGAGGCCCGCGGCCTGAATGAACAGTATCAGAGCCTGTCGTGCCAGATCGATGCCAACCAAGAAGAGCAGCAAGCCATGCTGGATGGTATCGGCGACATCCTGCCAGAGCTGAGCCTTAAAGAGGGCGAGATCCATTATCAGGGGATTCCCTGGGATGGCATGTCAGCCGCTGAGCAAATCCGGACAGGCTGCGCGATCGTCGCACAGCACAACCCAGAGTGCGGATTTGTCCTAGTGGACAAGCTGGAGCAAATGGACCTGCAGAGCCTGGCAGCCCTGCACGACTGGGCAACAGCAAACAGTATCCAGGTGATTGCCACACGTGTCAGCACTGGAGACGAGTGCACCGTGATAATTGAGGATGGAGGATTAGCAACCGAAACCGACACACCCAAACCGCAACCGCAACTAACAGAGGACGATTTCTAATGATCCCACTCAAAACCAAAACCAAGCAGGGGGAGCGCATATTGATTTATGGCCCTCCGGGCGTAGGCAAGACGACGCTTGCCGCGCAATTCCCAAAACCGCTTTTCTTCGATTTCGAGGGCTCGACTTCGCATGTCGATGTGCCTGTGATTGATGCCAGCGGCTGGGCAGAGGCCCGCGGCTACCTGCAGGATCTGCTACGCAATCCAGAGGGCTATCAGACGGTAGTCCTCGATACTGCAGACTGGGCACAGGCCGCAGCAATTACCGCGGTCTGCAAGGCCAACAACAAGGAGGACATCGAAGCCTGGGACTACGGCAAAGGCTATGAAAAGTTGGCCGTGGAGTGGAGCAAGATGCTGGCAGAACTGACAGAGCTTGCACGCAATGGCTTCAACATTGTCGTGCTCTGCCATAGCCACATCAAGCAATTCCATCCACCGAACGGCGATGCCTACGACCGGTACGAGCTGCAACTGCGATCTGGCCGGAATCCTGCAACGAACCTGAGCGCGCTTACAACGCAGTGGGCGGACCACATGATCTTTTACAATCATGAGGTCGTGACGACTGCGGGCAAGGGCAAGGCCGTTAAGGCAGAGGGCGGGCATCACGTTCTGTACGCTCAGTTCTCCCCATCCTGGGACGCAAAAAACCGGGGCGGGCTACCTGCGCGCATGCTGCCGAAAGCTGAAACGTCAGAGGCCGCGTTTGCCTGCCTGGCGCCGCTGCTCCAGGCCGCGCCACCTGTGGCGAAAGTCGAACCAGAGCCAGAACCGCGCGGATCAACGAAGGTCGAGACCGTGTACCAGCCAGAGGCCAAGCCGGAACCAGAACCCAAAAAGGAGGCAAAAAAGCCCGCAGAACCAGACCCCAAAACCTTCCCCGTTGAGCTGTACGACTGCATGACGCGTACCAGCACAACAGAGGAGCAACTGCAGCTGTACATTGACAAACACATGGTGCCCAAGGGCATGGTCACAGCTGGCATGACTGCACATGTGTTGCCTGAACATTTAGTCGCCAAGTTGGTGCTGTTCTGGGACACGAAAGTAATCACACGAATCAAGGAGCTATCAGCATGAGCGACGTAGGCGCAGCACTCGGATGGGATGACGAAATTGACGGCAAGGCGCGCACTTTGTTGGCGCCAGGCCCTGCAAAGTTCACCATTTCCAAGATGGAACGTGCACAACAGGACGGCGGCAAATACGCAGGAAACCGCGTGGCTGTCCTCACGATGGAACTGGAAGACGCAGACGGGAACAAGGGCGAATGCAAGATCCGCCTGATCCTGAATGCCGATTTCATGTGGAAAATTCAGGGCATGTTCTGGGCGATCGGCGACGCGCCACAGGAAGGCGCATTTCGTCCAGACTGGCAAGGGCTCATCGGCAAGAGCGGAAACTGCGAAGTTGAGCAACGCGATTACGTCACTCGAAAAGGCGAGGATCGCACCATCAATGATCTGAAGGAATTTCTGGCACCTGGCGCACTGCCAACGCCAGCGGCAGAGGCGGAACCAACGCAACAAGAACTGCTAGACGACGACTTCTAGTGAACCTCCGCCCCTATCAGCAAGATGCGTTTGACGCGATCTGGCACGATTGGAAAACGTGTGACCGTCTCCTAGTGGTGAAGGCAACGGGGACAGGCAAAACGATCCTGTTCTCAGCCATTGCCAGGGAGGCGGTTGCACGCGGCGGCCGGGTGTTGATCCTAGCTCACCGCGGCGAGTTGCTGAATCAAGCGCAAGACAAGCTGACGAAGGCCACGGGGCTGCAGTCAGCGCGTGAGCAGGCTGGACAGTTTGCTGTAGATTCGTGGTATTCTGTGATTGTTGCCAGCATCGACACGCTGCGCCAAGACAAACGTCTGGAAATGTGGGGAGCAAGCGCGTTTACACACATCATTATAGACGAGGCGCATCGTTCATTATCCAAAGGCTATCGTAAGGTTTTGGATTTCTTCAAGGGGTACAAATTGCTTGGCGTGACGGCCACACCAGACCGGGGCGACCAGAGGAATCTAGGGCGATTGTACGAAAAGATTGCCTTTGAATATTCGATGGTTAAGGCGATCCGCGAAAAGTACCTATCACCAATAATTGCCAAGACCGTGCCGCTAAAAATCGATCTTGGAAAGGTTGGAGTGCGGGGCGGGGATCTATCACAAGATGAGATCGCTCACAAGCTGGAACCATACCTAGAGCAGATTGCAGATTGCGTTGCAGAAGAGGCAAAGACACGCAAAAAGATTGTATGTTTCTTGCCGCTCATTGCGATCTCACAGCAGTTCTGTGACTTGCTAAATGCCCGGGGCGTTTCGGCATGTGAAATAAACGGCATGAGTAAAGACAGAACCGAACTTTTGGCGGACTTTTCCGGCGACAAGTACCAAGTGTTGTGCAATGCCATGTTGTTGACAGAGGGCTGGGATGAGCCTGCAGTAGATTGCATCGTATTCCTGCGACTTACGAAGGTGCGTAGCCTGTACTGTCAAGCGGTGGGCCGTGGAACTCGTTTGCATCCTGGCAAGAAGAATCTGCTGCTGCTGGACTTCCTTTGGGCGATCGATAAGCACGAGCTTGTACGGCCTGCGTATTTAATCGCAGAGGATGAAGAAACGGCCAAGGCATCAACGGAAGTTGCCAGCGAGAATGCCGGGCAAGAATACGAGCTTGGAGAACTCGTAGGCGAGGGTATGAATCAAGTGCTGGACGAGCGAAAGCAAAACCTGGCCAAGGCGCTACAGAAGCAGCGACAGAAGAAAGGGAAGCTGCTGGATCCGTTGCGTTTTGCACAGCAGATGAACAACACAAAAGCAATAACCCCAGGGAGCGGGACGGTGACACAAGAGCAAATGCAACAGCTAGAGCAATTTGGCGTAGGCGCGTTTGGTATTGACCAGTCCGCAGCTGATAAGTTGATAGGGACACTAAGGGAGAGAAAAGACAAGGGGCTAGCAACAGCCAAACAAGTAAACAAGCTGAAACAGGTGGGATACGTGAACGCGGAAAATATGACATTCGAGCAGGCCCGGCTGGCTATCATCCGCCTAGCTGGCAACGGTTGGAGGCGCAAATAGTGGGTACCGCCGAGACGCTAAAAGAGGCGCTGGCTGTCTGGCAATGGCGTGAGCGGCCGGTGACATGCACGGCAATCAATCCAGGGCACAGGGCTACAAAAGTCTGCAACAATGAAGCAGAGATACGAGAGTTTTACGAACGATACAAGGGCGAAAACAATGGCTAAAGTTGGACGACCAAAGAGCGAGAATCCGCGCAAGATGTTTCAAAACGTATGGCTGACAACGGAGGAAGGCCAAGCAGTCAAGAAGGCAGCCAAGAACGCGAATATGCAGGTAGGTCGCTGGATGCGCAGCGCACTGATGCAAGCAGCCCAAAAGGGCTATTTGCGGGGCAAGGATGACTGATGCAGACAAGGCGGCACATTGCGCAATGCAACTTGCGCCGCATCGAGCGCAGGACTACGAGCACTGGTACGAGGTCGGTGCGATCCTGCACAGCGCAGGTTGCACCGTGCAGGACTTCCACAATTTCTCGCGGCAATCGCAGACATACGACGCGCGAGCCGTCGAAGCAAAGTGGGCACAATACGACAACACAAAGGGCCGGGGGCTGGGCAGTCTAGTGCAATGGGTGCTGGACGATGGCGGGGCGCTACCAGAGGGCACCAGCAGCAAGCCCGGGCGCGCCCTAGATTGGGGTGATGAAGTCGACATATCGGCGCCAGCAATCGAGGCCTACCCGATCCCGCAGCCTGCAAGCGCCAACTGGATTGTGGACAGCATCGAAAAGGCGCTGCATGCGATGTTCCGGGCTGAAGATGTTGTCGGCTACGTCATGGCGTCCTGGGAGCGTGAAAAGGCGGATGGCACAGTCAAACACCTACCTGCAAACAAAGGCGCCTGGCGGCTATGTTCTGACCTACTCCAGGACGTTCGGCGCTATGGCGACGACATCGGCGCCACGTTCGGAGATTATGATGCAGCGGCGGGTGCCTGGCTGCGCGTCAATCCACTGGACGGCCAGGGCGTGGCAGATGCCAATGTAGCTGACTTTCGGCACGTGCTGGTAGAGTCAGACGCAATACCCATAGAAGAGCAATGGGCTATCGTTCAGAAGATGGAGCTGCCATGCTCTGCAGTAGTGCACAGTGGCGGCAAATCCGTGCACGCAGTGGTCAAGATCGAGGCACCCGACAAGCGGACGTATCAAGACCGCGTGCAATTTTTGTTCGAACAGTGCAAAAAGCAAGGCTTGCTGGTCGATGGCGCGAACAAGAATCCATCGCGGCTGATGCGTTTGCCTGGCTGCATGCGAGGCGACAAACAACAGTATGTGATTGCCACGGACATTGGCAAGGGATCCTGGGCGGAGTGGGAGGCCTGGCAGGATGAACTAGACGACGAATTGCCGGACTTTGTGCGCCTGTCTGATGTGATCGATTGCCTGCCTCCGCTAAAGCCTGAGCTGATCAAGGGCATTCTGCGCAAGGGGCACAAGCTGCTGTTGTCTGGCCCGAGTAAGGCAGGCAAAAGTTGGGCAATGATCCAATTAGCGACGGCATGCGCGACCGGCGGCAAGTGGTTTGATCACGAGGTAGCACAAGGGCGCGTGCTCTATCTCAATCTGGAGCTTGACACAATCTCAGGCCATCACCGATTTGCAAACGTCATGGCGGCGCAGGGGCATGATAGTGCCTGGGCGCACAATATCACAATCTGGCCGTTGCGGGGATCAGTTGTGCCGCTGCATAAGTTGGCGCCGAAATTGATCCGCCGGGCACAGGGCGAAGGGTTCGACATGATCATATTTGACCCGATATACAAAATCACAGACGGCGACGAAAACGACGCAGCCGCTGTCACTGCATTCATGAACGAGTTTGACGCGTTGGCGACCAAACTGGATGCTGCTGTAATCTGCTGCCATCATCACTCGAAAGGCGCCCAGGGAGCCCGGAAGGCAATCGACCGCGCCAGCGGCTCCGGGGTCTGGGGCAGGGATCCAGACGCGCGCGTTGATATGATTGAGCTGGAGATCGACAAGGCGCGGCGCACTGCACTGGCTGATCTCCACGCTAGTGACGAACTCCGCAGCTATTTCGACGCTGACTGGCCTGACCATGGCGACCACATACCACAGGACGACTACAGCCAGCCAGATAAGCTGATGGCGCACGTCCGGACGAAGGCACCAGAGATTGAGGCTGCCGCCTTGCGCGCGTGTGCGGGGGCGCGCGAGCGTGTCAAGAAGGCTACGGGCTGGCGAGTTGAATACGTGCTCCGAGAGTTCGTTGAGCCCGACATTACGCGCTGTTGGTTTGTGTATCCGACACACGAGCCAGATACCGCGGGGCTGTTGGAAGATGCGTACGCGGTGGGCGAGTTGCCGCCACAATCGAGCACCAGGAAGAAACGAGCTGAGGTACAGGCAGAAGACAGAAAACGGCAGATGCACCAGCTAGACCTGGCTGTATCTGCATGCGACCTGGGAGGCGAGGAACGCAGCGTTGCGAACGTCGCCGCAGAAGCGCAGGTATCTGAAGTCACTGTCCGAAAGTGGCTCCAGAAGTCGAAGAATTGGAAGGCCGTAAAGGGCGTAATTGTAGACAAGGAGGATTAATTGTGGGCTTACTGGAAAAGATAACATCGCTGGATAAAGATATCAGAAAAAAAGAAGCGTGGCGCAAGCGGCTGTTAAAAAAGTGGGCAAATGATGCCTGTCCGCTCTGCGTTGGCGAGGTCGTGCTGTGCGTGGGGTACAGCTATCGCGGTTGCATGGGCAGGATTACAGCGATCACACCACACACCGCGTTCAGCGGTGAGTATGAGTGGCGGGTTACCGTTAGGGTGCAGAAGTCCGATGGCACAGATTCTAAGAACACCACGACGTTCACACAATCGCAGTGGGAAAACATCAAACGAGCGGGGCAATAGAATGCGAATCGAAAAGCCAGAGCCAGGCCTGTTCATGGCCAATCGGTCAAGTCTGTACTCATGCACAGACAAGCCATGTAAGGAGGCGTTTCCGGCAGAATATCTGATCGTCGACCGGAGGAACGTTGACGATCCCAAAAAACTGCCATACAATCGCGGCACTGATGGTGATTGGTATGACCTGGGCAGCAATCACCGGCTAGAGGGCGGCAACATTTGCCGAGATATGGGCTGGGAACGCCGTTGGTTTGTCCGGTTGGAGGATATAATGGCGTTCGTAGATAAGTACGGTCAATGTGTTATTGGCCGGAACCTGGGCGGATTCGCCACTATCGAAATTTACGACCACTACAGAGAATAGGGAGGACTAGAGGATGGACTACACAAGAGAAAAGCTTGACTGGCTGTGGCTGCAGGCTCGCTATGCGGACACCACAGTGGAGGCCAGCATGCGGATGGGTTTAGACCCGGTGCACGCCATCGGCCTGCTATGTCAGGAAAAGCGAGAGCTGCAAGCCAGGCTAGAGGCCCTGCAAGAGATCGCGCCCAGGGTAGTGGAAACCTCGAATGGCCCGCACATATGGCGTGCGCCATCGAGTGCTGTCCACGCATACGCAAAGGAGTACAAGGAGAAGCAGCCATGAGAAGGCGACAGAGAAAGAAGCTCGCCAGCTGGTGCTGTCCCCAGGTGCAAGCAGGAGTATGGGCTATGGCAGTGGCGGCAGCTGCGTGCAGGGCGCTGGGTATCGCGGATTGTCGCCTGCTGGGCGCTGACCGTAATGCCAACGCAGGAAGGGGTGTCAGCGTGATCACACAAGCACAACTCGTTGCAGGCTTCCTGATACTCACTGCACCGGTTACTGCGTCGCTGGTTATTGCCCTGTGCCAGATCAATTGGAGGGTGTGAACCGTGGTCAGTTACAACGACTTTGTAAACCAAAAGAGGCACACAGGCCTAGACTTTGGATTCGATCCCCTATACATGCCGTCCCAGGCGTTCCCCTTCCAGGTGGACCTAATCACGTGGGCGGTGCGTAAGGGGCGGGCCGCCCTGTTTGCGGACTGCGGCATGGGTAAGACGCTAATGCAGCTTGCCTGGGCTCAGAACGTTGTGCAGCACACAGCAGGGCGCGTGCTGATCTTGACGCCACTATCCGTGGCTTCTCAAACAGTAGCGGAATCGCACAAATTTGGCATAGAGGCAACACGGTCGACTAATGGCGATCTGTCCGGAAAAATCATAGTAACCAACTACGAGCGGCTGAAGCACTTCAATCGTGATGACTTCGTGGCTGTGGTGTGTGATGAATCCTCCATACTGAAGAACTTCGACGGGGCTACTAAGGCCGCAGTAACTGAGTTCATGAAGCACCACAGGTACCGTTTGCTATGTACTGCGACCGCCGCCCCCAATGACTTTATTGAACTGGGCACATCGAGTGAAGCCTTGGGTTATATGGGGTTTGCTGACATGCTGGGAAAGTTTTTCAAAAAGAGCGACCGGACCTACAGCCGGTCCCAGGAACATAGACACGGACTGTACCGATTCCGAGGTCACTCAGAGCGCGATTTTTGGCGGTGGGTATGCTCGTGGGCGCGGGCTGTGAGACGGCCCTCAGACGTGGGTCACGATGACGGATTGTTCGTGCTGCCTGAGTTGGTAACCAACCAGCACGTCATACAAGCACGCACGAGGGCCGATGGCTGGCTGTTTGATATGCCAGCGGTGGGACTACAGGAAGAACGACAGGAGCGTAGGCGCACACTGGTGGAGCGCTGCGAGAAGGTGGTCGAACTGGTGTCAGGAACCGGAGAGCCATGCGTGTGCTGGTGTGCCCTGAATGACGAGGGAGATATGTTGGCCAGGGATATCCCCGGGGCGGTACAGGTGGCCGGAAAGGACAGCGACGATCGCAAAGAGGAAGCGTTCGAGGCGTTCGCATCTGGTGATATCAGAGTGCTGGTCACTAAGCCCGTGATCGCTGGATTCGGGTTGAACTGGCAACACTGTGCACACCAGACATTCTTTCCCTCCCACAGCTTCGAGCAGTGGTACCAAGCCATACGGCGCAGTTGGCGATTTGGACAGAGCCGGACGGTTACTGTGGATGTGGTAACGTCTGAGGGAGAGTCCCGAGTTCTGACCAACATGCAGCGCAAATCAGAGCAGGCAGAGTCCATGTTTTCCCACCTGGTAGAGCTGATGAACCAAGAGCTTTCCATACAACGCCGCGAGGCCGCAACAGACACAACAGAGGTTCCCAAATGGCTGTAGACAAGCAATCAATCACTGATCACTACGCGATATATCAAGGCGACTGTGTGGAGGTCATGAAAGACCTGCCAGACGAATGCATTCACCTGAGCATATACAGCCCGCCATTCTGTGGCCTGTACAACTACAGCAGCGACGAACGAGACCTAAGCAATTGTTCAGGGTATGACGAGTTCTTCACCCACTACGACTATGTGGTCGAAGAAATCGCACGCTTGACAATGCCTGGCAGGTATTCGCTGGTTCACTGCATGGACATTCCCCGAAACGGAGCTAACATCGGGGGCAAAATAGACTTTCCGGGCGACATCATACGCCAGCACGAGCGGCTCGGATTCGAGTACTGCGGCCGGTATCATGTGTGGAAAGAGCCTCTTGGAGTTCGTACGCGCACCATGGCCAAGGGGCTAACTCATAAGACGATATGTATCGACTCGACAGACTGCGACATTGCCAGCGCTGACTACCTGCTGCGCTTTCGCAGACGTGGGGAAAATCCCGTACCTGTCACTCACGAGCATGGACTGATGTCCTATGCTGGCGAGAGAGAGATACCGCGCGAGGTGCTTAAGTATCGGGGATTCAAGGGAAAGCAGACAATGAACCGGTACAGCCACTGGATATGGCGTCAGTACGCAAGCGCATTCTGGGACGATGTCCGCATAGGTCGCGTTTTACCCTACAAGGAATCGAAGGACGTGGACGACGAGAAGCACGTACACCCCTTGCAGCTGGATGTCATAGAACGAGGTTGCCAGCTGCACAGCAACCCAGGCGAGAAGGTGCTAACCCCGTTTATGGGTGTGGGTAGTGAGGTGTATGGGGCGGTAACGTGCGGACGCCTTGGGATAGGAGCGGAACTGAAAAACACCTACTACACCCAGGCAGAAAGGAACCTGCGTCATGCTGTGGCCAATCTGGATAGCCCTGGGGATCAGATGGAGTTCGATATGGGGGGACCAGAATGAGCACGTCGCCACTGTTCGCAGCAGGCAGGGCCGTGGCGATATATCGCGCGTTCCGGCAGCCAGATGCCCGTCGCTACGGCACAGATCAGGACGCCAGGGCATAGGCCCAGCATTCTCGACATGCTGGAGGAGATCAGGACGAAGTACAACGAGCGGTTGCGCCAGCGGCATGCGGTGTTGCTCTCGCAATGGGAACGAATGCAGAACAATGAAACGGAGGATTGAGCAATGAGATATCGGATTGTAAGTGATGGTGACGAATACACGGTATGGGACAGTGAAGCCAACTCCGACCTATTCCCGACGCGCACAGGAAACCGGCGCTACGCGTGTCGCTTTGGCTGCTCTAAGCAAATGGCGAAGAGGATAGCCGACGCACTCAACTTGGTGCCAGCCTTGCGTGCCGAAATTGCCTTACTTGAGCGCAAGATTGCACATGGTTGCTCTGATGCCGCGTGTCAACTGTGCGAAAGCAAGGAGGATTGAGAAATGACACGAGACCAAATGCGGCGCCTGATGGGCAAGCGGGTGACAGTCGAGGGTGTGTTGCACCGGTTTACCACGTGGCGCGGACGCGATGTGAAAGCGAAGACCTGGAAACGCATCCCGAAGCCCCTCACCGGCACGGTGGTAGGCTTTACCCGGAAACAGAACGGCGAGACACGCTACCCAAACCACACCGCCCCCGAATGGACGTGCCTAAGTACGGTGTTGGTTTGCCTGATCCGACCGCAGCCCATGAGCAAGGAAGTGCCAGTCAGTATGATTGACCTAGAGAAGGCGCTCGCCTTGGAAGCTCGACGCATGGATAACGACGAACAAGGAGAGGACTGATGAGTGTATGCAGTTCTTGTGGTGGTGTAGTGGGCAGGGAATGCCTTGATCCCGCGGAATGTGCATGGATCGAGCAGCAGCAGCAGCAGCAGCAAGCGCACAACAACAACGATTGCCGAATTGCCGCCTTAGAGCAGGCCGTAAGTGAGTTGTTTAGTGAGCTGCAGGCGATTGGCTCGCAACTCGCTGAACTTGATGACAAGGGGATATCAGGATGAATGCCGTGTCAGTTGGAACACTAGCAATGGTGCTGCTTGTCGCGTTCGGTGTCGGTGTTTCGGTAGGTGGCTGGCTGGAGCAAAAAGGGGGGGAGCCATCATACTGGATACATACTGATAGGTGGCACCATCGCTGTTTGCGGAGCAGCCTACCTAGTGCTATGGATGATAACCCAGTTGCCGTAAAAGCGCAACACTCCCCGCACAACTGGAACATTGAAACGCACGCAATGATCCCTAGTAGCCACAATCGCCGAAACCCCCGAAACCCCCCGTTTCGAGTGTTTACTTATTCAAATGCCGAAAGCAAAACAACCCCCGGTTTCGGGGGTTTTGTCTATATCGCTAGTAGGTCAACAAAGCGGGTTTCAAAAGTAGAGAAATATAAACGTCATAAACCCTTGCGCCGCAAGGGTTTAACCCGTCCCGAAACCCCCTATTTGAAGTTTTGCGCCATAAACCCTTGTAAATCAACGACTTACAAAAGTAAACAACCCCTCCCCCCTAAAGGGGGTTATAAATCCCCCCCTTTTTTAGGGGTACGGAGTTTCGTAAACGAAACCCATAGTTCGTGACGGCCTGCGGCCTAACTAGGGCAGGCTCCTAGCCCCTGCAAAAGGGAGACCGGCCCCAACTGAGAAACACAAAGAAAGGAGAAGATGAAATGAAACCAGTGCTGCTATCAGAACTAACGCCAAGCGAGTACAAGCTCCCAAACCGGAACGTGTGGATAATTCTATCGCCAGGCCAGCAGTGGCGAATCAGCCTAATGGCCCTAGACAGCGAGAGGTACGAAACGCTGCAAGATGCACTGGACGCCTACAACCGATATCAGGCCCAACGGTGAGTGCCCCTATCGTCCTATGGCTGCACGGCAACCCGCCAACGACAACAGCGCAGCAAACCAAGCACACGAAAACCGGAGGCGTGTACAAGGACACAAGCCTAACACAAGCGCGAGAATGGTACCTCTCGCGCCTTTCAGTGGCCTGTGCGGAACTGAGTACACCCCTGCCGCTAAAAGGCCCCGTGGGGGCCATTCTGCAGTTTCGCTGGTTCAAGAAGTCCGCCCCCGCCGATGGCACACCCAAGGAGACTGTACCGGACTGCGACAACGCCAACAAGCTGCCAATGGACTGTGTAGCACATGTAGGGCTGATCCCTGACGACAAGCACGTGACGCAGTTGCACGTCGAGAAGTACTGGACATCCGATCCCGATCAGGTGGGGCTGCTGATCATGCTCCAACCCGCAAAACAGAAAATGCTAAAAATTTAGCAGAAATTGTTTGCATGTCTCCAAATGGCGTGCAACCGTACAACAGGCGCTAACCTAACCCAGGACCAACCATGAACACAAAACACGCAATCAACGCTCTGCGGACATTTGCCAGAGAGGTAGGCCAGTCGCCTGCTGTCATTCTCGATACGCTAGGAGCTTTTCGGCTACTAGCCCCGGAGGGGGACAAGGCGCTG